AGCATGGGAAAATATAAAACTGATTATCGGCACAGCTTGGGAAATCATCAAACAAGTAGTTGAAACGGCAATCAATCTTGTCTTAGGCATTATTAAAGCAATCATGCAGGTTATAACAGGAGATTGGTCTGGTGCATGGGAAACAATAAAGACAGTTATTTCAACAGTATGGGAATCCATCAAGTCAATTGTGAGCTTAGTTCTAAGTACTATTAGTCAACTTATATCAAACACCTGGAATGGGATTAAGAACACAATTAGTAATCTCTTATCAGCAATTAGTAACGTTGTCAGTACAATTTGGAATAGTATCAGTTCAACTATTTCAGGTATTCTAAATGGAATCTCAAGTACAGTGTCCAATGTTTGGAATGGAGTAAAAAATACGATTTCAAATGCAATTAACACTGCCAAAAATGCAGTTTCAACTGCTATAACTGCTATCAAAAATCTCTTTAATTTCAGATTTCAGTGGCCACACATTCCTTTACCTCATTTTAGTGTGTCAGGATCCGCAAACCCTCTGGATTGGTTAAAGGGACAAATTCCTAGAATCGGAATTGAGTGGTATGCAAAAGGGGGGATTTTAACAAAACCAACTGCCTTCGGAACAATAGGGAATTCCCTAATGGTAGGAGGAGAAGCAGGAAACGAAGCGGTACTCCCTTTAAATGAATCTACTCTTGGGTCAATTGGAAGAGGTATTGCAAGAACGATGGATTTAAGAATGCCAGACATCAACATTTCGATTACTGGAAATATTATCCGAGAACAGGCAGATATTGAAAAAATAGCAAATGAAGTAGCAAGTCGAATCGCAGAAGAATTAGCACGTCAAAAACAATTGAGAGGAGCCACTATATGATTAAAAGAAACGAGTTAGTCATAGATGGAATTGGAACTTCTAGTTTTCCTTTTAAGGTGATTGTCCACGAATCGCCTTCTGTTATCTTAGCGGAGAGTAAGACGAGTTTATTAGAACATAAAGGAATGAGTGGGGCTCTTTCGCAAACAAATCGGCACCGAGATTTGATTGAAAAATCATATACGATATACATTGTTAAGCCCTCAGAAGAACAACTTCATCAATTTATGGGTCTATTTATCAAGGAGCAGTTTTGGCTTGAGAGTGAACGGATGAAAACCACACGTCTTTGGTGTTACCGAGTAAAATGTACTGAGGTAAAACAAGAGAGAGATGGTGTGTATGCGACGAAAGCTACCTTTATTTGTCATCCTACAAAGTTCTTTAAATCAATTGATAGACAAACTTTGACATCAAACGGTGTACTTAGAGTTCAAGGGACGTCTCTAGCGTTCCCCAAAATAACGATAATGGGGAATTCGGCAACTGAGACTCAGTTTACGATTGGAGATCAGGTTATTAAAATTGAAAAACTTACAGAACCTCTTGTGATGGTAAACGAACCAAATAGTCCAAGTTTTCTAACGGTTAGCAAAAAGTACATCAAATGGTCTGGTGATTTTATCACTATTGATCCAAGCGCTAAAAAAGAAGTAGGTGTTGTTCTTGGTAGAGGTATTACTTCTTTAAGCTTTGAAACAAATTGGGGGTGGGCTTAAATGCTATTTTTGTTGAACAAAGATATTAGAACTGTAAAGTGGAATGGATTACCTCTTCATGAAACCAGCTCTGCTATTGTAAAAGAAACCCTGAACGGTGATTTCACCTTATCTATTCGCTATCCAATTACCGATTCTGGTATCTATAAACAAATAAAAGAGGATATGCTTATCAAGGCTCCTGTGCCTGTCTTAGGATTCCAGTTATTTCGTATTAAAAAACCAATTGAAAACGATGATAGTTTGGATATAACCGCCTACCATATTTCAGATGATATTATGCAACGGTCTATCGAACCAATTAGTGTTCTTAATCTTACTTGTGGTATGGCCTTATCCCAAATGGTTCAAAATACTAAGACCAATCTTGGTGATTTTTCATTTACGAGTGATGTTACAGATCGCCGTACTCTCAATACAAATGAAGTAAAGACACTCTATGCTGTCTTAATGGATGGTGCCCATTCTATCATAGGAACTTGGGAAGGGGAGTTGATTCGTGACAATTTGGCTCTGACAATCAAGAAGAATAGAGGTGAAAATAGGGGTGTTGTCATAACAACACATAAGAATCTAAAGTCTTACAAGAGAACCAAATCAACTCAATCAATCATTACTCGTATTCATGCAAAATCAACATTTAAACCAGATGGCAAAGATAAAGACCAGACAATTAAAATTACTGTCGATAGTCCTCTAATCACTTTCTATCCATATATCAATGAAAAAGAGTACGAAAATAATACTCTTAAAAGCATTGAGGAGTTAAGGAAGTGGGCTGAGGCTAAGTTTAAGAATGAAGGAATTGATAAGTTATCGGATGCTATTACGATTGAAGCCTATGAACTAGATGGGCAGGTTGTACATTTAGGTGATACTGTATATATCAAGAGTTTGAAACATGAGATTGATATTCCAAAAAAGGCAGTCGCTTATGAATTTGACGCACTGACACAAGAATATATCTCGATTACTTTTGATGATAAACCAATGGTAGGTAGTTCAACTTCGAATAGTGGAATTTCCACTGTCGCAAATGCAATTTTAGACTCTGGTTTCACATTACAAGAAGTCGCAATTGAAAAAGCTTTGAGAAATGCGAACACAGCCTTTGATGCCGTATTCACTAAACAAAAAGAATCAATCCTTGATGATATTGAAAAAGTCAAAGCTAGTGCAGAAGTTTACGCAGATGGTATTCGTCAAGAGATTGAAGGAAAGATTGCTGATGTTGATTCTAAAGTTCTATCTAATGTATTACTTAATGAAAATAGATACAACGATGTGTTGGCTAAAGCAAATAGTAGTAGAGATTTAGCTAATCATGCCTTAGAGGTCAGTAAAGAAGTTAAAGAAACTACTAATACAGTACTAACAGATACCTTAAACTATAAAAAGGAAGCTATTGCTGAAGCAAACCGTTTAGTTGAACTCAGCAAGAATAGCTTATTGAATCAAATTACGACAGTAGAATCTTCAATTGATAAGCTTAAGGGGGTTATTACTAACAAGGTTTCAAAGACAGACTTTGATGCTATCAAAAATACCGTAGAGCAACAACGAACGGAAATATCACAAGCCAAGGATAAAATAAATCTAAAGGCTGAAAAGACCTATGTAGAAAATATTAAACAAACAACTAGTGAAGCACTCCAAAGAATATCAGAGAATGCATTAGCAATATCTAAAACTAAAACTGATTTACAAGTTGCTGTCGATGCTATAAAGACTAAAGTATCACAAACAGATTTTAATCAAACGACAAATCGACTTGCTAGTACTGAAACAACAATTAAAATCCAAGCAGGTGAAATAGCCAAACGATTGACCAGTAGTCAGGTAGAAACTGTAATCAATTTAAAAGGATTTCAGACTAAATCAGATGTTGATAAAAATATTTTAGATAGAGGTTATGTAACGAACTCTAGCGTGCAAAACTTAGTTAGAGAAACATCTAATAGTTTCACTCGGACTATTAGTGAAACTAAAGCTTTAATACCAACTAGTGTTTCTCATCGAAACTTAGCATCTGGGTCCAGTGATAGTTGGACTTCATACAAAGAAATAAACTCGAAACTCAATTGGATTCAAACATTAGGAAAAATTCCTTATGGTGATTCGACTGGCATTTATTCAGGGACAAAAATCAATCTATTTGTTTATATTTCTGTCGATAATGTTGTATTAGATTCAACTGTTACTCCTAGAATTATCTTACAAGGTCCAGGCTATAAAAAATCAGATAATAGTGCTGTATGGAGTATTCATTCTAATCCCTTTCATACCTCTTGGTCTACTACATTAAAAACTGGTACAAACTACCATCTTATTAAAATTTCTCGAATCGTAACAGATGAGATGTTCAATAATTTTAAAAACTTTGAATTACAATTTCGTATTGATGGAGCAAGTTCAGGTAAGTTTCATTGGAGAGCTTTAATGATTACTACTGGAGATATCTTCCCAAATTATTGGACTAAACCTATCGAAGATTTAACAACTGTAACGGCTTTTAACGAAGTAAAAGATACTCTAGTTAGTCATACAAGAACTATTAGTGAACAAGGCAAAACAATTAGTCAGGTTGTACAAACATCCGAAGGACTGGTTACAAGAGTCAGTGATTTAATTGATAACCAAAACTTAGTATACGATCCAACCAATTTTAGTAAATATAGAGAACGTGAACCGAATTCGAATTTAGTTATGACTGGAACTAATGAATACAAGCTGCTAAGAATTGCACAAAGTGGTAGGGCAACAAATGGTTGGCGTGGTTTCCAAATGCCTCTTCATAGTCAAAAATTTGTTGCTGGTGAGAAACTTTCTTATAGGGTCAATTTATGGATAGATGTACTACCTGATGGAAAAGTTGGTTTTGAAATCAAATCAGGTAACTCAATAGGAGGTTTCACCATCAGTCCGACTAGAACGGGCGCAGCTCAAATTTTTACAGGAACTTTTACGATAAATAAAACCGTGACAAAAACAGATGATTTTGGGCTTCATATTTGGCTAGAAAAGAACGGCACTGTGGCAGTTGGCCAAATTTCAATTGTTCGAGGTAGTCAGCCACCTAATAATTTTGTAGATAGTACATCTTTTCAACAAATTGCAACAGAAAGTCTTGTTCAGCAACATCAAGGTTCCTATTCGATTCAAAATTTAACTAATGCAGGCTCTTTAATTTCAGGTATTAATTTAGGTGCAAATGGAATCAATCGAATCATTGGCAAGGCAACTCATATCACTGGGGATACTTTAATTGATAGAGCAGTCATTAAATCAGGAATGATTGATAAATTAAAGACATCAAACTTTGAATCTGGGTCAGTAACTACTATGGTATTAGCGTCAAATTCAGTAACTGCAGATAAAATTGTCGTGGATCAAGCGTTTTTTAATAAGTTAGTTGCAAATGAAGCTTATTTACGACAGCTGTTTGCTAAGAATGCTTTTATCAATAGTGTACAAAGTGTTAGGATCGATGCTAGTCAAATAAAGTCAGGCTTACTAAGTGGTGACAGAATTCAGGGTGGCACAATAACTGGAACCACAATTTCTGGTGGATTATTAACTGGAGAAACAAAAATTAAGTTAGGTGCTTATGGTTCATTTGACGCTATCAACGGTGGATTACAGATTAATGTTCCTCGTCAGTTTAATTCTAAAGATGGTTTAGGCGTACAATTTATAGGTTCTTATGGCCGAGGAGACAATGTTCCTTACGGCTTATTTATTTACAAAGATTCAGATTTTACTACTGGAAACACTGCAAGTGATAGTGATGATTTTCTATTGACGGTCGAAGGATACATTAAGGCAAAAGGAATTGGCTGGTTAAAGTACGGCAAAAGTAGCATTAATGGCTCAACTACAGGAACTATTAGTTATTGGAATTCTAATAATGTATCTCTAGACTTTGGTGGATCAGGAAATGATATTTACTACTCATATAACGGAAATGCTTATAGCTTATGGCAAATTGTTAACCAACATTTTTCTGATAAAAACTTAAAAGAGAATATAGGCTTATCTAACTATAAAGCACTCGATTTTATCAAAAGATTTCAATTTAAAGAGTATGACTGGAAGAAAATAGGGAATCGTATTCAAAAGGCTCATACCAAAATTGGACTCATCGCTCAAGATGTTCAACAAATTGACTCGTCACTTGTGTATGAAAATGGTGGTTTTCTGAATCTTGATAATACAAGATTAACGAATATCGCTTTAAAAGGAATTCAAGAGTTAATACTTGATATTCGAAAATTAAATAAACGATTGGAGATGTTAGAAGATGAACACAGATTTAATCCATCAATTAGCAATGGAGTCGTTGACTAAGAAACTAGCACAAACCGAAGGTCAAGCAGCACAAAATGAGGCTCTTTATTTGGTTGTTGCAAGCGAATTGCAGTTAATGAAAGATGTATTAGAATACGACTCAGACCTAAAAGACTTATTTGAGGAAGTAAAAACTAAAAGAGAGAAAGGAGAAAGTTAATGGCATTAGAAATTATTAAAACAACACGTTTGGTTGGAAATTTGAAGATTGGTGATGAAGTAGTTAAGCAGTATACTGTTGATGTTGATGAACATGGTGTTTCTACAGTATCTGAGTTTCTCTATCATTCAGAGCTCTATGCGGAGCATCGTCTCGAAATGAGAAACCAAGAAAAATTGTTCCGAGATAAACGATATGAATTAGAAGATGCTGTTTTAGCTGAAATTGAGTCAAATAAAAAAGAACTATAGGGAGTATTAAAAATGGATATTGAATTGTTTAATTTTTTAAGAAAGCTCATCGAAACAGAAGATGGGCTTATTTTGTATGCGTTAGCGTTAATTGTCATCATGGAAATTGTAGACTTTGCATCAGGCACATTTGCTGCAATTGTAAATCCTGATGTTGAGTATAAGAGTAGAATTGGAATCAATGGATTAATTCGAAAAGTCTTAGGGATTTTTATGTTACTGTTATTGATTCCGATGTCTGTTTTGTTGCCTGAAAAAACTGGATTTATGTTTCTGTATTCGATTTATATCGGATACCTAGTTTTTACTTTCCAATCACTAATTGAGAACTATCAAAAAGTAAAAGGGAATATTCTACTTTTTAAACCAATTTTAAAAGCTTTTGAACATCTAACTGAAGGAAAGTCTAACGATGATAAGGAGGATAATCATGGAAGTTGATAAAAGTAGATTACGAACAAATCTTCCTCAAATCGGTGAGCAACCCTATCGACAAGTTCATGCTCACTCTACAGGTAATCCTAACTCAACAGCACAAAATGAAGCGGATTACCATTTGCGTCGTCCAGTTGAGTCAGGATTTTTCTCCCATGTGGTAGGGAATGGTCGTATCATGCAAACTTGGTTAGTAGACCGAGGTGCTTATGATGTTGGTGGCGGATGGAATGTTGAAGGTTACGCTCAAGTTGAACTAATAGAAAGTCATGAATCTAAAGAAGAATTCATGAGAGATTATCGACTTTATGTCAAGCTATTACGTGAGTTAGCTGACGAGGCTGGAATCCCTAAAACTCTAGATTCTAGTAGTCTTGCTGGGATTAAAACTCATCAATTTTGTACTTACAACCAACCAAATAATGGAAGTGATCATGTAGATCCCTATCCATACCTTGCAAAATGGGGCATTAGTAGAGAACAGTTTAAGAAAGATATTGAATCTGGTCTAACTGAAGGAAACTGGAAACGAAACGAAGTTGGTTGGTGGTGGGAAGAAGCAGATGGCTCTTATCCAAAATCTCAATGGAAAAATATCAAAGGAGAATGGTTCTACTTTGATAATAGAGGCTACTGTTTCATCAATAAATGGTTCAATGATGGCAAGGATTGGTTTTATTTAGATAAGCGTGGTGCCATGGTTACTGGTTGGATGCATATCGATCATCGTTGGAACTATTTTAAGTCGGATGG